ACCCCAGTGCCATACAGGTAATTGAACTGCCCAGTATGGTGCAGGTGGCCGAATGGAGAGACAACAAGACTCCTGTACAGCGTCAGGTCAAGATCATGCAGGAGATCACTGCCTACATCAACGAACAGATCGGGCACGAAACTGACATCTACTACAGCGTAGAAAACAACACCCTGGGCGAAGCAGCCTTGGTTGAAATTACACACGTTGGTGAAGAAAACATACGTGGTATTTTTCTAAGTGAGCCGCGCCGAGCTGGCGGCTCCAACACGTACCGTAAAGGTTTCAATACTGGCCACAAGAGCAAACTTGCTGCCTGTAGCAAACTCAAAAGTTGGGTAGAGTCAGGCAAGCTAAAGATATCTAGCAAGATGCTGATCAGTGAGTTAAAAAACTTTATAGCCAAAGGACTCAGTTACGAAGCCAAAATTGGTGAAACCGACGACTTGGTCATGAGCATGATCTTGGCCATACGCATGATGCAGGCCATACAGAACTTTGACGCTAACTTGGACGAAGTGTTACGCAGTGACGATGAAGAAATACTTCCCATGCCCTTTATAATGATGTGAGCATAAATACTCTATGCGTGAAATAAACAACATCTCCTCAGAATTATTTGACAAGATTCGTACCCGATTTGACAATGTTAGACTGGGTGATGAAAAGAGCAAGGCCACCACTGACCCTGAACAGGCTCGATTCTTCAACTTTGACTATACCGTGGACGGCAAACGAGTTGGGGTAATCACAATCAGTTTGATCGACGAAAGCAGTCTCAAACTCTACTATGGTCGTGACATTGTTACCAAGATCAAGCAGATTGATGCTGCTCGTGAAGAACCGCCAAGCGAAGGTGTAGACGACGAAACCAAATGGTACAACTTCCTACGCAGCATACGTCAATTTGCCAAACGCAACCTGTTGACCTTTGACACACGCGATATCACCAAGAGCAACTTACAGACCAAAGACGTTAAACAACAGACTAAAGCTGATGACACCATTGACGCAGAAGAAATGAATGTCACTGAAGGACGTATGTTTGGCACCAGCCGCAGCAGCTATCAAGAGTGCGGCCCTGTGCGTATTATTGTGCGACACAGTGGCGAAGTCGACGAAGGCAAACGTGGCGCACGTACACGCAACATTGAATCTGTGTTCTTAGAAACACACCTGGGCGAACGCTTTTTGTTGCCGTTCAACAACCTACACGGCGCCAGAGCCATGGCACAACATTGCAGCCAAGGTGGCAGTGTACATGACGAACTGGGCGAAGGTATCTGTGGTATGGTAGCAGAAATGAATGCCATGCGCCACTTTGTTCGCAGCGTGGGCCGCAAACAATTTGAAGATGCCGACACCGGTGCAATGGCACATTCAGCAGTACAACACTACAACGAACTAAAGAATCGACTACGCCATATTGGCGGACACCGTGGCTACGGCGACTACAAAGACACGTATACACCAGTCAACGAAATTGCAGATGACGTAGACATCGACGGTCTACGCGAGCGCTTTGTTAAAAAGATCTACGACGAAAAATTTGATGCAGCGTTACCATACGTATATAGGGCACATATGAAACAAAAAGAATCTTTAGAAAGTCCCATGGGCAATCAGTTTGAAGACTGGGCCAACCAAGTTGTTGAAGGATCTTGGGCATTGCCTGACACACCTGAAGAAACCAAAGATCTAGACGATCTGATGGCCAACAAGCTGGAAGTGGGCAACAATGGCGAAAATGCCACAGGCGCACTCTACAACATCATTGGTGATGATGACCTGTTTGACAAGTTAGAGGACCTGGCCAGTGCCGAAGGTCCTGAATCAGATGCACGTCCAACCATTGTGCATTGGCTACGTGACAACAGCTATACCGAACTTGCCAACAAGTACGATCAACTGTTTACACAAGATGACACAGGACTACAGCAACAACCAGATGCCGTAGCAGCACAGCAACAGCAGGCCAATGCTGGCGAAGTTGGGGCAACAACCGCAGAACCAAGTCCGGCCAATACTCCTCCTGTACAGGAAAGTCTAGATGAATTGAGTTGGATGCGTAAACTAGCCGGATTGAAATAAGGAAATATTATGGATCCAAAGTTTTTTAGAAAATACTCAGACATTATTTTTGAAGCAGAACAACCACAACAGCTTGATGAAGGCATGTTGCAAGACCTTAAAACCAAAGCATCTACTATTATGGCAGAGCTCAAAAAAATCAAAGGCATTGGTGCTGCATTCCAGCAAGCCAAGGCATTCGCCCCTGAACTAAAACAAGTGTTTATGTCTGCTAAGAGTGGCAAAGAAGTCATGGACGGCATCAAGCGGGTAGTAGCAGCTAAGAGTGGTAATCAGGCACTAGCAGAACGTACCAATGAACTAGTCGGTGGCGCTATTGGCACCATCGGTGGTCTAAGTATCACTGTGTATGAAATGGCAACTGGATTCTTTGATGTGTTAGTCAGAATTCTATTAACAGGCGGTGGCGAATCACAGGCGGCCGCGCTATGGTTTTTGGGTGTACCTATAATGTGTGCTGTAGCAGGTGCTTTCTTGCTTTGGTATCATCATCAAGAACCTCAATAATCCAAAAAGCAACTTCACCAAAAGGCACAAAATAATGTGCCTTTTTCCTTGACCTAGGCATAAATAAAAGTGTATACTGCGGGAGTGCTGTATACATTTAGGCACATTAACTAAGACCATCTTAAGGAGAAACATTATGGCCATGACATTAGCAGAAATTCGCGCAAAGCTTCAAGCAAACGAAAACCGTGGACAAGGCGGTAAATCACAAGGCGACAACGCCATCTACGCACACTGGAACATTCCAGAAAACACCACAGCTCGCGTAAGATTCCTTCCCGACGCAGACACCAAGAACAACTTCTTTTGGATTGAACGAGCAATGATTCGTTTACCATTTGCTGGCATCAAAGGTGAAGCAGACAGCAAACCAGTTACTGTACAAGTTCCTTGTATGGAAATGTGGGGCGAGGCTTGCCCGATCTTGGCAGAAGTACGTCCTTGGTTTAAAGACCCTAACCTAGAAGAAATGGGTCGCAAGTACTGGAAAAAGCGCAGTTACCTGTTCCAAGGTTTTGTACGTGACAATCCCATTGGCGACGACAAAACACCAGAGAATCCAATTCGTCGATTCATTATCAGCCCACAGATCTTTAACTTGATCAAGAACGCACTGATGGATCCAGACATGGAAAACTTGCCCACAGACTACGAAGCCGGACTTGATTTCAACATCAAGAAGACTTCAAAAGGTGGTTATGCTGACTACAACACCAGCACATGGGCACGTAAAGAGTCTGCACTCACAGGCGAAGAAGCTGTGGCGATCGAACAATTTGGTCTCTACAACTTGAGCGACTTCTTGCCTAAAAAGCCCGGAGATGTTGAACTTCAAGTATTGAAAGAAATGTTTGAAGCAAGTGTAGACGGACAACCTTACGATCCAGATCGTTGGGCCAACTACTTCAAACCCAGCGGCTTCAAGGCCGGTACTGGTAGCGATGGCGAAACAACCACAGCAACTCCAGTTCCACAAGCCAAACCAGCATTGGCAGCAGTTCCTAAAGCAGCACCTGCTCCTGTAGCAGAATCTGCACCTTGGGAACCAGCAGACGACGAAGTACCTGAAGCAACAGCACCAGTTGTTGCTAAACCAGCACAGAGTCAAAAAGCCGAAGACATTTTGGCAATGATTCGTAACCGTCAAAATAAACAATAATTGACACTACACAGTCAGGGGCTACGGCCCCTGCTGTTCATTATGAACGACATTAATTCCATTGCGTTTGCACTAGATCCTGCAAATGTGCCTAGTTTTTTATTAGACTGGGAACTAACTAAACTATGCAATTTAGACTGTAGTTACTGTGCTACTGGCATTGAAGGCGGCCACGATAATACCACGCAACATCCTTTGTTATCTGATTGTTTAGACAGCATCGATTTCATGTACCAATACGTTGATTTGTACATGCAGCATCGTAAGCCAAACCAGCGCAAGGTTATATTAAATATCTATGGCGGGGAAAGTTTATTTCATCCGGAGATTGTAGAAATTCTAAAACAGG